GCATGATTATTAAGCCAAGTTGACTTACCTACACCCGGAAGCCCTACAAGAAGCCAAATATATTTTTTCATTTTAGTTCCTTTTTACATTTCTGCCAGCGAATGTATGTGTTTGAGAATGACAATTCTGACATAAAATTCTTAAATTGTCAATAAAATTGTTCTTAGGATTTCCATCTTTATGATCAAGCTGAAGAACTAATTTCTTATTATTCCAAATTTCTCCAACACCACATTCTTGACATTCAAGAATTCCGTTTTTTTCTTTTATTAACTTTTTGATTTTATTTCTTATATTTGAACCAACTTTAGAATGATTTTCTACAGTATAAATTTCTAATGTCTTTTTTGGAATCTCAAAAAATATTTTATTTTTATATTTAGCATTTAAAAGAGTATGATTTGAAACACCATACTTATCTATAATATATTATATATCATAACCATTGTCAAGGTCTTCACCTATCAATTTCCAATTATATCTCTTACCACAGGATAACGTTGGTAAACCAAGTTTTTTCTTATGATACGATAATGTAGCTTTAGAAATAGTTACAACGCTTTGTATTTCTTTAAAAGATTTACCTTCAATAAGATATTGTTTTATTAAATCAGACTGCATCAATTTCTCCGTTTTATTATTTATCTAACGGTAGAAATTGATGTGCTTAGATGGAGAAGTAGGATTCGAACCTACACAAGCATTTCCTGTTAATCGATTCAAAGTCGATTGTTTTACCAATTAAACTATTCTCCATCTAAGCACATTATTAAAAAATTGGCTCTGGACTCAGGGCTCGAACCTGTATTTCAACTTTCAGAGAGTTGCGTGCTGCCAATTACACCATTCCAGAATATACTCTTTATTTATAGACAAGTAAAGCAGTTTTTTTCATTTTCGGTGTAAAACACCTTTTTAATACCAAATGTAACAATTGCTCTCATGCATCCATCACAAGGCATAGAAATGCCAGTCACAAAAGGTCCGTTACGGCTTTCACGCTTGACACGCAGGCTATAAAGCTCGCACTTCTTAAAGTCGTCCTGATCGATATGACGCAGACCATTCTTGATAGCGTCAATTTCAGAATGAAGAAAAATAGCCTCAGAATTCTTTCCAAACTTCTTCTGGAAAGGATGAGATTTCATTTTGTTAAAGCCTACAGAAACAACAGTGTTCTTGTAGGTGATAATCGAGACGAGTCGAGCATTAGCCGCGACTTCATCAATCGCAATAGCCGACTTGAAAAGGAAATTAAAAATGTCGATCTTCTTCATTTTATACTCTCGATCTTCTTCAGTCTTTTTCTGACAGCAGCTTCAGAAACATTAAGGAACTCGGCAAATTTAGATTTGTTACCCTTAAATTCAGATTGAAACTTAGCAATAAATTCTTCGTTCGTCAAGAGAATTTTTAAACGCTTACCACCTTTTAATTTATTCTTAATTTTTTGATTTGCTCTTTCTTTTCGTTCGTCAATCTCACGTCTTGAATTTTGTATAAATTTATCATCAAAAATGGCATAATCATCAGGTAAACAAATATATCCTGCATGAAATTCTCTATGACAATTTGCACACAATAAAATACATTTTTTTAATTCTTCTGCAATTTTTGCAATAGCAACAGGATTAACTCTAATTTCACCAAATGTTAACTCCTTTAATTTAGGATTAATATGATGTAAATCTAAAGCGTTTTGACAACGATTATAACCACATATCTGACAACAACCACCCATATGTTCAATAATTAAAGATTTTGTTTTAATACGCCATCTAATTACACCTTCAGAATTTTTAGACAAAAAAATACTCCGTTGAAATTAATCTTCGGAGCATTTATAGTAAAATTCGAACCTTTTAAAAAATTAACTGGCTCTGAGGGTAGGAATCGAACCTACTCTCTTTTGGAGTCCTGCGATTAACAGTCGCGAGCCTTGCCATTCGGCCACCTCAGAGCCAGTTAATCTTAATTAAAGATTCATGCTTTATATTTATCCTACTTCCTTATCGATGTCAACAGATTTATTATCTATTCCAATTTTTTTTAATTCATTTGACAAAATTGCACCATATAAGCTACTGAAAAGAGTATAGATTCCGTTGAAGAAATTCTTGAGCCATTCTCCGAAGAAGGTTTCAATGAATGAAAACCACCAAAAACTAATCCAGAAAATGATTTCTGACTTATAATTAGAAACCTTCATAGAGTCAAGTGTGTCGTAAGATACTCTGGAATAATAAGCTTTAAAATTTAAATCTTTTTTGACAGCTAAATTATCATAATTAGCTTTTTTAACTTTAACTTCACCTATCCATTTCTTTACTTTTACATACCACATGAATATTGACCATAATACACCAATGGCAACATATGTAAATACGTACAGAATGGCTTTTACATAATTCTCAGAAAGCCATTGATAAGAATTTGATATTGGATTAAATCCAAAGTATGATAATAAAGCACTATAAAAAATAATTAATATCGGAAGTCCGATCCAAAATCTATAACTCAGAAAAATAAGAGTTAAAAAGAAAAATGCAAATAAATCTAAATCAAACGGTAAAAACACTTAATGATATCCTAAAATTGTTGCGACTGCTAATATTACTGCTAAAACACAAATTAAAAATACTGGCATTAATTATGGTCCATAAACTATAGTATAACCTAAAATATACAGCACAATTAATGTTATAAGTATAACAGTTATGCTTTCTTGTTTAACAGTCATTAATTCATACCAATGGCTTGCATATAAAGTGAAAGAATTTCTTCTTCTTCATGACGCTTATCACGATCTAGCTTACGGAGCTTGACAATAGTGCGTACAATCTTTACATCAAAGCCATTAGACTTTATTTCAACGTAAACGTCTTTAATGTCTTCGGCAATTACCTTCTTTTCTTCTTCAAGACGCTCAATACGCTCAATAAAAGAACGAAGATGACCTGAGTTTATTTCTTCTGTACCTGATACTTCTGTATTACTCATTTTCTTTATATTCTCCAAGAATTTGTTTCCATTTGTTAATTTCTTCTTCGTCTAAAATTTCCGTTCGGACTAATAGATAGTCTTTCAATGGAACAAGATCAGTCAGACCGAGTTCTATATCTGTAGATAGTTCCTCGTAGAAGTATTTTAAATCTTCATCCGGGGGAAATTTTTCAGTTACAATAACATGGAGTACATCAAATGTACAGACGTTACCATCTATTGATATAATATCATCGCTAATATCTACTGCTAAAGTTTTCCACATTAAATGTTATGCCCTTTTGTACTACCATCTGGAAATATAATAATTACAGCTTTATTACGTTTATTAGCGTAATCTACCGTATACCACGTTCCTCCTTTTGCTTGTCTCTCTATTTCTTTAGGAAATGCAAGCAAAAGTTCTGTTTCATTAACTATATTACGATTTCTCTGAAAATATGTTAAGGGAGGTCGATATTCATCAGATATGAAGTCTCCTATCAAATCTTTAATCATCGGAGGATGACATACAATGTGATAACTATATTGCCTTGCTATGGCAGCAACTTCAACGTCCACACCAATACAATTTCCATGATGAAATTCATATTTTTCTAATGGATTTCCTAAAGGAATATTGAATAATGCAGTATTAGCAAATTCTTTTTGGTCCTTACTAAGGCCATTACGAGTGCCTGTCACACCAATTTTCATGGCCATCTTCGTTTCCTTACAATAGGTTCACGCTTTGGTGGGATCATGACGAGCGAATTATCTTCATATCGTACAATGTCCCAACCTTCGTATCTTTCTTTAAATTTCTTAAAGAATTCGATATCAACTTTCGCTAGAATCTTCTTTATCATCATAATTTCCTGATAATTTATATTTGTTTTCAACAAATGTTTGGAATTCTTCATTTGCTAGAATTGGCTTCCAAAATTCTTTGGTAAATTGTGATGAACGATACTTATTACCATTATAAGTATACCATCCACCGCCGCCACCTTCTATCAATCCAAATTCCTTGGCTTCTTCAAGGAGGCCAGAAGTTTCATCTATACCACCATCGAAAAGGACTGTAAAGGCTAATTTTGCCTTTTCTCTTACAAATCGTGATTTTTCAATATGTAAGGTAAATTTATATCCTAATAATTCTTTATCTTTACCTTCACCCTCAGTCTCTTGAGCACGAGTAACAATAAGAACCTGATTAGCAATATACATAATAGCTGTACCACCGCCTACTACAGTCTTTGAATAATTCTCTAAAGTCTGATAAACGTGATTAATCATTACACAAGGAATTTCCTTACTTAAGAAGTAAGGAGAAACGACGCGAAGATAACTTCTAAGAGATTTAGCACGAGTCATGTCAGTAACAGATTTTTCTTCTATGGCGTCTTCAATTTCTTTATTTGAAGCAATAATACCCAAAGAATCTACAAGAAAGAATACGTGATCACCTTTTTCAATTTCTTCTAATCTCTTAACCATATCGAATTTCAATTCTTCAATATGAATTATGTCTCTAAGCAGAAGTACACGATCAGAATCAACTCCGACCATATCTAAATATTCTTTGGTGATGCCTCTTTCGATATCGTAAATAATTCCGATACCATCTGAAAACTTATCTAAGTAAGATTTTAAGAGTAAAAGTGAAAGTAAAGTCTTGAAAGTTCTGGACTCGCCAGCTAGAATTGTAAGACCCGGAACAAATCCACCGTTTAACTTACCAGAAAATGCTACATTGATAATAGGTACTGTAGTAGCCACTGTGTCGGCTTGCACATTAAATGCACTATCAGAAGCTAACGTAGATGTTATGTTTCCTGAACCGGCTCTTTGTAATCTTTCAATTAATGAACCACCAAGTTTTTCTTTTTTTGCCTTAACCAAACTTATTTTGCTCCGATTTTGTCTATATAATCGCCAGATGTATCTGACATTCGAGTACAATAGATTGAGGTTAAATGCCTAGTAATTGACATAGGAATTCTTCCTACAATTCTAATTACAGGATTTAGACCCTCATCTTCTGCAACCCATATTTGCGGTATTTGATTTGCAAACATTTTGAATCTATAAGCCTTGAAAAATTTCAAGATTAATTCAAATTCTTCTTCAGGTATAGATTCTGGTGGCTGTTTCCATGCCAGAATAAATGCATAATGTGCCATATTACTCCTTAGAGTTTACTATCATCAATAGTTATCATACCCTCGTTTGATGGATATGTCAACCTTTTCTTTCGATTTGTCAGAGTAAATTGTGCTGATATCAACAGACATAAAGCCAGAGGATCAAACACGAATCCTAAAATAAAAATAATCCATCTTACAATATTTTCCATTTGTTCTGGCGTTGGATTACCATAGACTGCATCAGCAATATATTTTAAAGGACCAAAATCAGCTTCTAATTTCTTATTGGAAACTTCTGCGGTTATCTTTTGATTCTTGAGTGTATCGAGTGTCGTTAAATGATCTGTCTTGGCCTTTACAAGGCTATCTCTCGTCTTTCGCTGGCTCTGTGCCTGTGCAAGTGAAGATGCTGCCCTGCCTGTGTCTGTGAGCTTCTGTAAGGCATTGTCGATTTGAGCAATCTGTTTATCTAAATCGGTAATGGTGTTAGTTTCGTTATCAATCTTCGATTGTACAATTTCTACTTGTGCATACTGAGTACTATTATTAACCTGTTGCTCGATATGAGCCTTTGAAAGGTAGCCGAACAGTCCAATATAATTAATGAACATGAGAATAACTATGGCGCTAATAAGATACGCCTTAATCAGACCCGGAACTTCTTTCCAATGGAAATGAAGAAAGCTGATAGAAGACAGCTTACCGACTTCTAACGCGATTCCCATAACGACAATTGACCAATAGGCAGACGGAAAGATTGCCGTCATGCCTGTTATACTAAAGAAAGCTGAAATACCTGATAATTCAAACGCTGCTAAGAATAAGATGATACTAAGAAATATTATAGATATTCTCCTAAAATTGCCGCTGTACAACCATAAACTTCACAACCAAGTCTTTTTGTTATTTCGTTAACAATATCACCAATAATTCTTTTCTTTTCTTCTTTATTACCTATATTATGATATACAGTATGTGTAGAATAATATAAAACTTCTTCAGCTAAATAAATGCCTAATAAACAAGCTACAAGACGTGTTGAATCTTTAGATTTCAACATAGAAAGCTTTATTTGTTCTTCATAAAGCCATACTAATTCTTGAATGGTAATCAATTTACTAGGATTTCTCGGATCATATTGTCTATTAAGCGTTGATGTAGTCATTGATTTTCTTCATTAAATTATTAATGATTGCTACACGATTGGGCCACTTGATGATAGGATTGCCGGGGTCTTTACGAAATTCTTCTAATAAAGGCCAGATAATTTCCTTGAGTCCAATAAGTTTAGCATTGGATTCTGAAAGCTTTGTATGTAAAGACTCGATGTTTTCTCTTTCAGAACGTTTTAATTCTTCTTCGGTAGTTGTTGAGAAACCAAAATCAAAAATTGAAAGTTTCTCGTTGTTTTCGTTATCCATTCTTTTCTAAGTCCTTTAATATATCTTCAAATTTATGATCTGTAATAGCATCATCAACAACATAATCAAGTATTTCTATTGCTTCATCTACTTCACTCATTATAATATACCCAAATAGTTGATGTAGAAAATCTTGTCTTGGACTAAGTTGAGTGTTCAAATCCTCTTGGATCATAATATTCTCCTTTAAAAAATATTTGAAATGGTTTTGGCATTATGACGTTTGGTGGTGCATCTGCGAACATAGGTGCAATATCCTTCACTTCATATCCTGCCAAACCGCATCCAATGCAAGTCAGATTGAATTCTAAATCTGGATTTTCTCTTGCTATGAAAAGAAAGTCTTGTACGTATTTATTAATTCTTTCAAGTGAAAGCGTTCTTATAAAGTGATCTTTTGTGGGGATTGCAAAAGAATTTCCTTGCAATCCCCAACCCTGACCATACTTTGCACCGTGCTCGACTTGAGCATAACCGGCTGCACCAGCACCATGACGACCGGCTTCATTAGACCCGAATACGAATATCTTTTTCATCAAAAATCCCTCGGATTAGATAAATGTAGCAAAGCAAAATCTAAATTACCCCAAACTACTGATAATTTTTGTCTAAGTTCTTGAACAGTATATTCTTTATGAAAGTCTACCGCTGAATGTTTAAACGCTTTCCTGACGTAAGATTCGATAGTATCAAGATTATCACAATGCTTTTCTCTTGGAGACTTAGCAAATTCTTTCTTTAATACTCGAATAGCTTCTTCTGCTAATTCTCTTTCACTTCCTTTAAAAGAAGGATTACGAGAAATATGAAATTTCTTTGGTGCTCCTGCTCCTGAAGGAACGAAGTATTCATCAATAACAATCTGTTCTGCTGACTTCTCATTCATAATGGTTCTTCCTGTAGTTCATAATAACGCTTTAAGAACATATGCTTAGCCTTCTTAGGGCTCCATAGCCCTAATTTAATATTTGCTGGCTCGATATCAGTCTTTTTCCAATGTGACTTGTTCATATTCTGATACTGCTCGGTTACAAGCATTTGTCGATCTGCTACCTTGATTTCAGGAGGATAAGGAAATTTGAATTTAAATCTTTTTGCAATAGACTCTTCAATTCGCTTTTCAATTGTTTCGAAATCATGTAGAAGATTCTTCAGAGGCTTATTCATGTCGCCGGTAAAGGCTTCTGAAGAATCGTGCATTAGACCCTCGTAGGCAAGCTCAGAAGGCACAAGATAACTTACCCAATAAGAATGCTCAGCAACGGAATAGAACTCCCTACACTGGCCTGCATAACGACAGGCCATGCTTAGTCCATGAGCGATATCCTCGATTGTGTACTTAGAATTATCAGGATCAAGAAAATCAAAATAATTTCCAGAATGTAGAAGAATTGTAGAAGCAGTAGGTTCTGCTCCAATTATTATTACATTGGAGTTAGATTCATTCTTATATCCAACATTTGTTACCCCATTAGCAAACATAGGAACAAACATTTTAGAATTCTTATAATTTCGTTCTTCTTTTTCTGCTGGTTCACACTCACAAATTTTATTAAGACCGCAAGAGCAGCCTCCACCTTGATCATACTTAGCCAAATTAGTCTCCAAAAATATCGTCGAGGGTATAAACCTTCTTTGTTTCCCATCCGACAGCATCACATACAGCCTGTAATGGCTGTATGAAAGTTTTATCGAATTGCAGATTGTAATCTACATAAGATGCAATGTCAAGTTCTTCTGGATTATCGTCTCCGATTGCAATCACATTTTGGTGTGTCGGATTAGGAAGCTTCAGATAACAAACCTTAATTTTATCGTGATCCTCGATTGGTCGATAACGATTAGTAAGATTTCGATCCTGAATAAACTTGTTATAAATCAATGCACCGCGAACATGCATAGGACAGCCCTTTTTGTATAGACGATCCTTATCGTAATACTCCTTAAGTCCTTGAACCGAAGAAGGTTTTGCGATATCCTCGAAACTCATATTGTAGAATTCTTTTCGAAATTCTTCAACATATTCTATAAGTTTTTGTCGATCCTTTTTAAAAATCAATTTAAATGTGTGCTCTAGAGCCTTACGACATTTCTTAGGTACAGAAGACCTTACAGTTTCCAGACCAGTGACTTTTAACTTAGGTTCTTTATAGTAAATACCTTCACTATAATCTACATTTAAACCATAACGCTTCTTTGCTGTAAAGAAAACTTGATCACAAACCTTTTCGAGTTTCATAGAAGTCTTTAACTCGAAAGCGTTCAATTTGTCGGCCAATTCCTGACAGACACTATCGATATATGGACACATTTCTTCCTCGGCAAACTTTACGATTGCCTTAATAGCCTCGTCCTTATCGACAATACCACTTTGAGTTATGAATTCCTTAAGTGTAATATAAGCAGAGTCGGTGTCACAATAGACTACATAAACAACGCCTTCAGTCTTGAATTTTTTATTCAAATACTTATTAATGCGATCTTCTACATACTTGATGGTTAGCTGACCAGTAAGAGTAATTCCTTCAGCAATAGCATTAGTAAACCAACGAAAATACTTATTGGCAATAGCACCGTAACCTGAGTTATTAATCAACTTGAATGCAGTCTGAAGATTCTTATGCTTTAGGAAAGTATTACGATTTTCATCGGTTTTTTCTTCTTCATATTTCTTTTCAGCAATAGCCTCAAGCTTACGAACACGTTTACGCTCGTCGAAGAATTCTTTCATGAGTGTAGGAACGAACCCTCGTTTGTCACGCTTGAATAGACATCCATTTGCAGTCATGCAATAATCACGACGCTTTAATTCGGCTGTCACTTCTGACATATCGCCATTGATAATTTTTTCAAACTGACGAGTTATGTTTTCCTTTTTAAAAGGAAACTGTTGCACAAAAGTATCAGGAGACATGTTATATTGCATAGCAATTGAAGGATACAAAGACGTAAAGTCTACTGAAACCACATATTCATAATAACCCGGTAAAGGCTCTTTTACGTAACCTCCTTCAATTCTGTAATCAGATTCCTTTACACTAATCTGAGGCACAACAATACGATTGTCCATAAGATAATTATGGACAATCACATCCCAAGGCTTAACAGTAGAAAGAGTATTTTCATAGTTTACTCTTTCAATATATGCAATGTTTACAATCTGTTCAATATAATGAAGTTTATTTTCAAGCTTTTCGATCAGAACAGCATCGTGAATATTGTAAGTATAGTAAAGTTGTGGATTTTGTACATAAAGGTTGTGTAGGCTTCCGTACTCGGAATAGTCAACCTTCTTCTCACCTAGTTCGTATTCTGCAATGAAGTCGAGCTTGTAAGATTCTCTTTCATTCACAGCAAACTTTTTGTAAGCTGCATAATAATCTATAATAGAAATTCCAAAGATTGAAAATGTCTGGACTATCTTACCTGTTCTCTGCTCGATTTCTTTTTCTTCAATAATTCCAAACGGAGAAAGTTTTTCGGCATATTGACCACCTAGAACGACAATGATACGATTAATTATATAAGGAATGTCGAACATTTCAATGTTCCATCCCGTAACGATATCAGGTTGCCATTCTACACTATTCCAAGCCTTTATAAACTTCAGAAGTAGTTCTCTCTCAGTATCACACTGGACATAGACTTTGGTTTCTGTGCTTTCATAGGGAAAATAGCCAAACGTAAGAGTCTTACCCTTCTTGGCTAAGGTAATGGCGGTAATCTGCTTGTCGGCCTTCTGTATGTCTGGAAAGCCATCTGAAGAATCTGTTTCAATGTCAGTGTTGACGATATTCAGTAGACCGAAATTAAACTCAAAACCTTTTTTAAAATTATCGTAAATGTAAGTATATTCAAAATCTGTAAAACCATAAATCTTATGTATATCTTTATTTTTATACAAATAACTTCGTGCTCGCTTCATGGAGTCGAAGTCGATACGCTTTGTTTTCTTACCATCAATAGTAGAATAATCCCCATTGAAATCTTCAATGAAAAGATAAGGTTCATAATGGGTTTCTTTTGAATAAATCTTTCCATCTTTGTAACCACGTTCAAAGATGGTGTCACCTTTCTTGGCGACGTATGTGTAAAAATGTGAAATGGTAATCTCCTAATTAAGCCTAATAACTTATCCTACAAGGAGGAATTTGTCAATAAAAAAGGGCCGAAGCCCTTAAATTATTAGTCCTGATGGAGTTGTCTTATAATGAAGATTCGAATAATTAAATCCTAATTTTTGAGCTTTCTTGACAGCCATATCAAATCTGAGCTTGGAAATTCCATCCCAAAATGCTATACCATTGATATGATCCATCTGCTGCTGAATAACTCGTGCTGTCATGCCTGTAAATGGCATTGTAAAGACTTCGCTACTAGGTGTAGCAAAACGAATACGAATATGCTTAGGACGCACTTTATCAATGACAAAACCCGGATAAGAAAAAGAAGTTTCCTCAAGGTCTACAGTTTCGTCAGAAAAATGAACAATTCGAGGATTGACAAAAACATAGGTAGGATCACCTACCGTAGCAAATATCTTATACTGATACCCGACCTGATTAGCTGACAGACCTAAAGCCATTTCTTTCCATAGTAATTCGGCTAACTCTACAGAAAAATCTTCCAGACTAAAAGGAGGATTTTGAAAATCCCATGCTTCTGCTGGTGTCAATAGCTTAGGTGTATTTTTTTTAATTTCTAATTTAAATGTCATTTACTTTCCAAAAAAAAGAGGGTAACAGAATTCGATATGACATTACGCCAACCTAGTCTGTCACCCTCCATAGAATCAATTCCAAGAACTTTCTTTTTTATCTTTCTTTTCATTGTCCCTTTTCTTCTTTCGATTATCACGATGACCTCTAAATTCATCTTTAGAGGGCTCGTAATCAACGACTTCTGGACTATGTTTTTTTAGATCAGTAAAGTTCTTTTTTTCTTTAAACATAATTATTTCGAATTATGCCTTTGTTGAACGCACTGAATATACACCCTTTGAAGCACCAATTCGCCAAACCTTCTGGTTTGAAATACCATACTGAGTTGCGATTTCACGAAGGGTCTTGCCCTTCTGAAGCTTCTTGACAATACTATCAATTGTACGTGTACGCATTATCTTTTCCTTTAGTTAAATTAAGATACGATCTGTATCTTTTTTTGCAGACTATCTGCAAAAACTGGTTATTACTTTAAATCGATGCCCGGATATGCAATTCCGGTTTATTCATCTGACTGATCTTCGTCATCTGGTTCTGTTGAGACTTCGGGGTCTTGTGGTTTAAGAGACATTGCTACCTTAAACAAAGTAGCAGCCTGCTTAATAGCTGCTTCAAAGTCATCAGGACTATGCTTAAAACCATCGACAATCCATGTCCATGGATATAGCAAGAATGTGTCAAGAATTACTGGCATTAGAACATTTGTAGCAATCTTATCATTGGCCTTGCCAAACTTTTGTACTGCTGCGTTCAAATCTGCCTGAAATTCAGCCACACTTTGTAATGATAGAAGAAAGTTACTGGTATCCTTAAGATTATCCTCAGTAACGTTTACGTTTGTATCTGACAATTTAGACCTTTCTAAAATTAAATTTTTGTGTGTTTATTTCTTCAATGATAGGTTTTGAAGCACATGATCCTTTTATTTCACGAATAAAAGTGCAAGCATCAGAAAAATTAGCAAAATCTTTTACTAACTCAATGACAACTCTATCTTTCTTGACTTCGTATCGAATACGATGCTTGATCATAACATTCTCCTACTATGAACTGGATATTCTATCAGATTATCCAATCTCTGTCAAGGTAGTTTTAAAGAACCTTATAAGGAATTTTATGACTCTATAACCTACATAGACAATAATTCCATAGTAGATACCATAAATTATGGCTATCATAGCAAAAAAGCTTAGTAAGAAACCAAGCATCATCAAAACACCAATTACGTTTTCCACGATATCACCTTTGTTATCATTTGTATCAACAATAACTGATTTTTTTATGGTTGTCAAGAATTAAATGGTGCTCCCACAAAGAATCGAACTTTGTTCTGCGGGTTACAAATCCGCTGCATCGCCAGCAATGCTTCAGGAGCCTATAATGGTGCCCTATGTAGGACTTGAACCTACACGGCCCTACCGGGCCGCCACATTTTGAGTGTGGTGCGTCTACCAATTCCACCAATAGGGCTTAATCTACTTTTCCTAATATAAATGTAAGACAAAGAATTGTCAATAAGAAAATAAAGCTTAAGAATTCTTTGTATTTATTACCAATAAGGACAGTATGTGCGAAATATATCATATTTAATATATCTAATATGATTAAAATTAAAAGATAAACCATTATTTATTACTTTCATTAGGTATACGAACCCATAAAGAAACTCTATCTCCTTTACCTGTTCTATCATATTTCTTAATGCCTTTACCCCCTAATACCATAGGGTCTTTCTTTATGAACTTCACCTTTTTGTGACCAAAATTTGGTCAATGCTTTAGAGTCTGTTTTTCCTAAATTAGTACCTAAATTTAATTCTTTATAATCTTTAGACTCCAAAGACAATTCATTATCCTGTTTTTGAGCAAGGTACTTATTCATCTTATCAAGGATTCCATTATTACGCAAGCTTTTAAATACGAGGTTGTCGAAAGAAAATTCACTACCAGACGCCAAAGCTGCCTTACGCATATTTTTTAATTTGTCCTTCATAATTTTAAATTCATGATCTGGTAACTCTTTTTCAATCATGTTATTGATTGTGTCTGTAAATTCGTCTACCTTGTTCTTTAAGGCGTCGTCGTGCTTAAAGTCATACTTACCGTGTTCTGGTTTCAGCACCCACTTGTTATTCAACAAGGAGTATACGCCAGATGCAACCAATTTATCATCTACATCCTGAGCATACAACTCTACCGTGTAACCACGAACTTTTATGTTACGTGACTTTGACCACAGAGTTTTCTTATCGGATAGATAGTCGTCTATTAAATCAGGATCAGACTTTCCTGTCAAGACTTTTTTATCGATAACGATATGAACGTCGATGTCTGAATATTTTGTATAATTGTACTGAGCGTTACCACCAGTAAAAATGATATCCTTCACGATATCATTAGGAATTTTTGAAAACTTCTGCCATGTTTCGGCGATCTTCAATAGAGTCATTCGAACTTCAGGACGAAGGATTTCTCCATCAAAAAGTTTTTGATTCAGAGTTTTGTGATATTCTAGTAAGGATTCGTTTACATTTTCAATAAGAGTAGGTAGTAAATTTCCTGTTCCAATTTTGATTCCTAGACGATCAGTAGTCATATTCTTTTTAGGATCATAGAAACCAAGTATCTTATCTTTTCGATTTATGAGTTTAAGCAAACCATTACTATCAGTTTCAATAAAACCAATAATAATGTTATTACGATCACGTAACGTTTGCTTAGACGAATCAAAAAATTCTTCCAATCTTGATAGATGTTGTGAAAAAGATAACATAGTACATCCTGTTTTTAGATTATTTATTCTAAAAACAATTAGATGAAATTTTCTACTATACTATCAGCAAGATTGAACTGAATAGCTTCTTCAGGAGTAAGATATACGTCAGAAGAAGTAAGCAACGTTTTTTTAATTTTATCTACTGATAAACCTGTAGCTTCACGATAATGATTAATAATTGTCTTACTTGCTGTTCTATTACCTTTTGACCATGCAGAGAATTCATGTTCTTTACCTTCGAATGCTCCAAGCCATTGGTGAGTTAATAAAGACGCACTTTTGAATATATGACGCTTACCTTTTACCCCGGCCATAAAAATTATAAGACCGCCTGAATAGACATTTCCTAATCCATAAGTCCATATAGGAATTTTTGTAGCATTCATGATATCGATAATAGCAAAAGCATGATGCAGATCGCCACCATCAGAATTAATGATTAACTTTAAATGATCGATCTTTGTTTTTTCTAAATTTTTTTCAAGAATAAATCGAATCACATAATCTGAAGAATCAGCATTAATCTCTCCATTGAGATAACAAATATTCTTGTCTTCTAATGAAATTTCTGTAATGTGATATCTCCTTAAATTAACGGTTGAAATGTTTTTTCATTCTCGTATCTTAGATAGCGATTTCCGTTAAGGACACATACCTCTCCTGTACAATCGATATATTCAAACGTAGTATTTTTCTTTTCGTTCAGATCGACGTGGACAAGAGCAAATCCATTTTGCCACTTTCCGGCTGCATCTGTGTAATCAGCATGACGAGTAGCACCAGCACCGATCTGCATCCAGTTATAGCTACCATAGGTTGCATTGTACTCAGGCCAGATTTGCAATTTATGGTGATGACCTGAAATTCCCGGCATACCAAAGATGGTACGACCTTGAGGAAAATGATAGAACACAACAAAATCTTTGAACATATAGTAGTTCTTCTTTAATTCATTACGGATATCTGCCTCGGTAAATGTGGCAATATCTGCACTTGAATAATAGTTGACTTCGTAATTATCTAAGCCTAAAAGAGTCTTGATGTCAAAACCATGAATGTCGAGTAATTCCACCATTGAAGGTGTCTTTTCCAAAAGATGATGAATTAGACGATATTCGTGATTTCCTTCAACAAAATTGATTTCTGAGTCTGGTGAAGCTTCTCTCAAATCATAGAGAAAATTAGAAACCCAAAGGACTCTTTCTTTTGGTTTAAGATCAGCAAGACGAGTGGTGTACTTAGAAACTTCAGGCATATCAAAAATATCGCCATTGAGAATAATCTTCTCTGGCTTATATTGCTTTACTGCTAAAACAAATAATCTTCGAAAGAAAGGATCACAATGCAAATCGTGTACATCAGAACATACAAGAAATGTCTGGAATCTCTTTAAAGAGTCTTTCTTCCAGATATTCTTCCATCCAAACTTTGTTTTATTATATTCTTTTAATGTCTCTACAGACTCGTGCTTTTCGAAAGCTCTAATTTCTTTAAGAGCAGTTTTTGTAGGAGATAATCCGGCTGCTAACTTAAAACTATTAAAAGTAGAAAAATATGATGACCATTCAGCATCAATTATTCCATTTTTACGTGCGAAATCCCTTGATATAGGGTGATCGTTATTCTGTTGTAATGTTTGTAGTTTTTCAATAAGTTCTTCGCGTGAAGAAGTATCATATTGCATATTTAATGCAATATCCTGATTATTAGACATTAAAAATCCTTATTTTAAGCCTGTAATGGCCCGATTGTGATATTTTCTACTGCTTGTTCTGCTTCATGTGTTGTTGAAGCTACGCTAGTTACAATATTATGAAACAAAGAATCAAAATTATCTGGTGTTATTGTTGAATTTGCAGCAACAGGTGCTTCTGGTTCTGATGGAGCAACTACTACTTCAGTATTACTTACTTCAACAGGTGCAGCTTCTGGAACAAAAACTGCTTCCACAGGCTTGACAATATCATTATTTAAAAATGATTCAAAATCATCAAACTTAGTTTTAACGCTTGAGACAAAACCCTGTAAATCAGAAGTGATGGTACTGATGGTTTGTTCATGAGCAGCAATAGTAGCTGCCTGTGTTGCAATAGTCTGTTCATGACTAGCGACAGTAGTCTTCAAATCGGTAATGACTGTTTTTGAATTTTCTACAACGCCTACTGCGTGTTCTAATTCTGCTTTAATAGTATCTAAAATTGACATGTTTTCTCCCTTTATATGTGAAACGACAAAATCCAATTTTTGATTTATAGACTGGATTTCAGCAATGATATTCATATTTATTATGTCTTACTTGTTATATGGGAGAATTCTTTGATTTTAGTAAATTCGATTGAATTTTCCACATTGTCGATGGACTTATCATTATGAGATATGATAAACGTATTTGTTCCCTTTGTCAAGTGTTTAATGATATTAAAGAAGTCTTCTATACCGTCAGAGTCGAGTGAAGAATCTAGAATTTCATCAAAAAATAGAATATTTGTGGAAATAGAATTTCGACGCTTGGCAATTTCTCTCCATGTAAAAAGGATAGCCAGAGTGATTCTCAGCTTCTCACCTTCAGAAAAGGATGCATACGTAAACTCGTCTCGATATCTTGACTTAATAGTTTCGTTAAATGAAGAATCAAGAAAGAACTGACATGGAAAATTCATTTCGAAAAGAAACCCATTGACTAAATCGTTAATAATATCAACGTACTGATTAATGATCTGTGCCTTCACACCATCATCCTTGAGTAGTCGAAGCAAAACGATTTCAGCATTCTTTTGTTTTTGAAGAACATCAATTTTTAAATTGACTTCCAAAAGATCAGAATTAACTTTATCGAATTCATCATTAGTAGTTTTTTTAATACTATTTAAGAATTGATCTCTTTTATTTTCGAATACTTTGATTTGACCTTCTTTATTCTTAATATAACTGATTATATTATTTTGATATTCTATTTCTTCTTGAAGAACATTCATTTCTTTCGCTTGAGTTTCATATAATAACTTTAAATCATTAAGTTCACTAACATCAATCTGATTTTGTGCTTCAATATTAGCTATTTCATTTTTCTTTGATTTTATAGACTCGTTTTTAAATTTGGTGTCTATCATCTGACTGCATGTCGGACATGAATCTGTGTGCTCTAAAAACTCAATTTCTTTTTTCAAAGAAGCAAATTTTTGTGCTGCTAAGCTTATATTATGATTTTTATTATTAATTTCTTTTAATGTAAAATCCTTTTTTTCCTTGACGACATTATGTGCTGTTCGAAAATCATTCTTTTTAAATTCAGATTTCTTGATCTTAATTTCTTCTTTAATCTTATCAATTTCGACCTGAAACCCTTCGGCCAGCTTGGTGCGGTCTTCGGCCTCTCGTGCCTGAGCATCCTGAATGTTTTTGATTCTTTCAATCAATGAAGTCTTTACACTCGTAAGACTATTAAAATCTTCATTTGTTTCGATGATCTGCTTCTTCAGACGTGTATTCATCAGACTTATGTCTTCAAGGTCGAGGATATTCTCCACTACCTTGCGTCTCTGCTCGGCAGGAAGGTCAAGGAAGGGGATAAACGATGCTGACCCTAGCACCACTACCTGACAGAAAGCCTTATGGTTACAACGCAGGACAGAGCGTTCTAGATAATCTTGGTAATCTAGATTCTTTGCGTCCTGTGGAACAAGTACCCCATTCTTGTAGATTTCAAATATATTCGGCTTAATGCCTCGAACGACAAGGAAGGTATCAAAACCAATTTCAAATTCTACCTTGACTAAAGTACGCTTTTTGGTAATGGTATTTACCAGCAGGCTCTTTGTGATGTTACGAAAAGGTTTGTTAAAAATAACAAAAGAAATTGCATCGAGAATAGTAGACTTACCGGCCCCATTCTTACCAACAATCATAGTAATATTAGCTTTGTCCAATTCGATTCTGGTTACATAATTACCAGAAGATAAAAAGTTTGCATACTCTATCCATTTAAACTTAAGCACGAATTTCCTTATAAATGTTATCGAATAATTGTATAACGTCTTTTTTATTTGAAATATCTAATTGATCAATATGACCGTAAAAAATAGATTCTAGCTCGTCAACGACGATTTCTTGATTAGTCAATTCAATTTTCTTAAATGTATTGTCAATAATGGTAAGATTATTAATACCCTGATCACTAAGTTTACTTACAAAGTCATTGTATTTGTTTTCAGAATTCTTTTCTTTTACCATAAGTCGAACATATGTATCTTTATACTTTGAATAATCTTCTTCAGAATTCTCATTATATTCTATTACGTTAAACATTGTGTAAGGATTCCGAAGATAATTGACATGACCAGTATCAGTATCCAATATTGATATCCCTTTCCACTCATTATAATCAGACCAATCGAACTGAAAAGCGGCACCAAGATAACGAATATTATTTCCACTACTGCGATTATGGAAATGACCAGAAAATACAGAATCAAAATTGTTAAAATCTCGGCGGTCAATACCTCCATGATGTAAAGTTCCTCTTTTTACTTCGAAGCCATCGACTTCTAAATGTCCAAAACAATATCTAGCGTTTGAGTTCTTAATGAAATGTAATGATTCTTCTCGGTTCTCGTCGCAAATCCAAGGCAGCATGAGAATCTTGCAGTCGCCGACCATAATTTCTTTCGGACGATCATAGACATCGCCCTTGGCGACAAACTTACTCATTGCATTAATACGCAATGTATTTTTGTAGAATGCGTCATGATTTCCTACAAGCCAATGCTGCGGAATATCTAGATCAGCCATAGGATTGAGAAAATCGTTCTGAAGGGTGTCATAGGTCTTGTAATTCACGACTCGACGATTATCTACAAGATCGCCTAAATGAAAGATAGCATCGGGCTTGTAGGCGTCAATATAACGGAAGAAAACATTATCAATAAATTTCTTTTGATAATTATAAAAAAGGGCGTTATCACTTCTAACGCCCCAATGAGTGTCACATATCACCAAAATTCGCATTTATATTTTATTTCTTTCTGAAGATATTTTGTTTTGCAGCTTTGGTAATTGACTCGTCGAGATATTCACGAATTGCGTTGATTCTATCTTCAAGGGATAATCTTTCATTTACCATCTTGGCTTTTTTGTACTTTTCGACTATATCCTTGATAAGGTCTGGTATTAAATGTTCATTTTTCACATGTATATTCCTTAATCTAATTGAAACTTAAAAAAGTATTTTTAACCTATTTCTTCAGGTTTGTCAACTACTTTCTTACGTCTATTTTTAATCATTCCTTGAAACCATCCATCAGGGATGATTAAATTATTTTTTACTCTTTTATGTTCGAATCCGTTTGTTATCCAAATTGTACCTTCATCATAAAATTTCTGTAATTGGTGTGAAGGATTAAACCCACTTTCTTTTTTAGATTGTGACATTTTTAATTTAGTTTCATTAGTATGTTGTTTTCCATACATATGATGTTTATCACCAGCAGATTTATCTTTACGATTTTTAGATATGTTTTGTTTTGTTTCTTCTGATCTTATTTTACCTGTCCAAAACCCTTCTTTTCCTAAATGAGAATTTGAAAGATTTTTTTTATGTTCATCTGTGAAAGGAGCTTTCTTTCGGCCTTTATGAGCAACAGATATTTTATTATTACGTTCTTCTGAAAAAACTCCATAACCCATTTCATATTTAATTATAGCATGATTATAATATTTTTTACCTAATTTTTTTGGATCAATTAGACATAACCATTTATATTCTTCATTCCACAAATCTTCTTTATTATTACATCTATAAATTACTCGTCTAGAAAAATCTATTTTACGACGTTTATATGCATGTCGCATCCAATCACTAGAACATATGTAACCGTCTGTCTCAGTACCCCAATGTGCTCCTATATAATAACGTTTGTGCTTACGGTCAAACCAGATGTATATGAAACCATACTTTTCCATTTCATTCTCCTTTAAAATTAACTTTCAGTAGTATTTATAGTATTTCGTCTTTTTCTATTCTTCTCATAAGAGAGATTTTTATGCTTGGCATAATTATTTTTTTCTTTAGGCTTTTCAAAATTATTAATTACTTTATTGTGTTCATCATTATCAAGTAATGATTCTATATTTTCATCTGTAGCGTGCATAATGAGATTTTCAATATTCTTATGCTTTACGTATGCTTCTATTCTTTCTTTTTGAATTCTTTGTAAGAAGCAATTCCAAGCAATCTGAGTAAAGTAAGCAAAAGGATTCTTACTTAAATTTGGATCATATTTATGAAGGTGTACTGCCTCGACCATCTTTTCGATAGCGTCTCCGACAAGTTCTTCTCTAAAACTATACATAACGAAATTTATTTTACCTGATAGATTCGTTGCGATATGCATAATACATTCACCTATATATCTTGGAATCTCAGGTGTTTTTTTATTATTCTTTTCGCTAATTGTCACGTCTTCATAAAACTTTACTAATGCAGCGTGCAAATCGTTACCATTTATATATGAACGTTTTGATCTTGGCTTTCTAACAATTATACGTTCATCTACTATTTTTTGTTCTGAAATATCTTTTCTCCTTGTTATCTGTTTTTTATATGGAGCTATCTAAAAATTGTTCTTGACACCCCTAAAAATTTTTTGCTATAATATATTTCTCTTACTTACCTTAAAATTCCTTTACTATCCTCTATATA